CCGTGTTGACCAGGCCCTGCAATACTATCAGCAGTTCCATTATGATGGTGTTGAACGCTGGTACCTGAAATATCAAATCACGCAGACCGATATAAACAACAAGTACGTTCCTATTCCTGACACTATCATCGGTGTGAACCGTATCTTTCCTATTGGTTCAACCAATGCTTCCGTTAACATGTTCGACCTTCGATATCAGCTTCGTCTGCACGAACTCTATGACTTCACATCCACCTCATATGTGAACTATGTTCTGACTCAGCAACATATCCGTACACTCGACATGCTCTTCTCAGGTGAAACTCCTGTTCGCTTCAATCGTCATACCAATAAGCTTTACATTGACCAGAACTGGATCAGTGGAGTTACCGTAGACGAGTGGATCATCATCGAATCTTTCATCATTATCGATCCGGCCACTTACACTAAAGTCTACAATGACCTGATGCTCAAGAAACTGGCTACGGCCTACATCAAAAAGCAATGGGGTAATAACATGAAGAAGTTTGGTGGTATGCAGCTGCCAGGCGGTATCACAATGAATGGGCAGCAAATCTATAACGAAGCTCTAGAAGAAATCAAAGAGCTAGAAGATAGAATTCGAGATACTTACGAAGAACCTCCGCAATTTTTAGTAGGATAAACACTCGTTATGGCAGTCTCACACTACTTCAACAACTACTCTGGAAGAATGACTGGCGAACAGTTTCTGATGGAGGACAACATTGTCGAGTCCATCAAGATCATGGGCCATGACTGCTGGTATGTTCCTCGTGAAGGTTTCAATGAGGTCGACTCACTCTTCGGTGAAAATCCACAATCAAAGTTTGAACGTGCCTATAACATGGAGATGTACCTAGCCAACGTCGAAGGTTATGAAGGTGACGGCGACTTCTTCTCTAAGTTTGGTGTTGAAATTCGAGACACCTCTAACTTTATTTGCTCACGCAGATCATTCGAGCGTTACATACCATCGAGTATAGCACAGCGCCCACGCGAAGGTGACCTTGTGTTTGTTCCTGCACTACAGAAGCTTTTCGAAATCAAGTTTGTTGAAGAAGAATTGATGTTCTTCTCACTTGGTAATAGAAAGCCATACATCTACGAAATGCGCTGTGAACTCTTCCGCTACAGCCAAGAAAGCATTAACACCGGTGTTGATGAAATCGATCACGTTGAGCATACACTTGGTTATGCCATTCAGATTGATGTTACGACTGGTTCTGGCAACTTCTATCAAGATGAGCGCGTCTATCAAGGTGCTAACGTGGCCTATTCTACAGCATCAGCCGATGTTCGTGATTGGGATCCTACACTGAAGCAATTGCAGCTAATCAATATCATCGGCACCTTTGCAACCAATACAGCTATCAGGGGTGTTACATCTAACGCAAACTACAATATCTCTATAACAGACACGCTTGGTGATTATCTTGACTATGATACCTATGATAATAAGATCATTCAGACTGAGGCCGACGCTATCATATCATTCAACGAAAACAATCCTTTTGGTGAGCCATAATGCTTAGTAATGCTCACTTCTATCACAAGCTAATCAGAAAGTATGTTGTTCTGTTCGGCAACATGTTCAATAACATCTTGCTTGTTCGTCAGGATAAAGATAACAATGCTGAGATAGAACGCTTCAAGATTCCTATTCTCTATGCTCCAAAAGAGAAGTACTATGCACGCCTTCAGTCTGATCCAGATTTGCAGCGTGAGCTTCAGATTTCTCTACCTAGACTTTCATTTGAAATGACTGGGTTGACCTATGATGCTACTCGTAAACAGAACTCACTTTTGAAGGCCGCTGCGGCTAACACTTCTACAAAAGCAACCATGCAGTATATTGGTGTGCCTTATGACCTCACATTCGAATTGAACTTGTACACCAGAAACATTGATGATGGTGCTCATGTGGTTGAACAGATTCTACCATACTTCAATCCTGATTATACCATTACAACGAACTTGATACCTGAGCTAGGTTTCGAACGTGATATTCCTATCATTCTAAAGAGTGTCAGAAACAATATCGAGCATGAGGGTAACTTCGATGCTATTCGATTCGTTACTTGGACACTAGAGTTTACGATGAAGGTCCACTTCTTTGGGCCTGTCAGTACGCCTAAGATCATTCGTAAGATTGATACGAACATCTACAATGATCCAAGATTGACAACAGGCAATATCATTCGCATCAATACCAATCGAGGTAATAACGGAACATTCCAGATTGATGATGTGGTCTATCAGGGTAATAACTATCAGACAGCAAATGCCTATGCCAAGGTCATCTCATGGAATCTTGCCACAGGTAAGCTAACTATAGGTGGTGCTCAAGGGCAGTTCTTGGTTAATGCTACAATCAAATCAGTAGAAACAAATGCTTCGTATAGTATATCATCATTCGACACCAGCCCACTAAAACTGGTCAACATACACATCGAACCAAAACCAAATACTGCACAGCCTGGTGATGATTACGGATACACAACTACCATCTCAGAATGGCCTAGAATATAATGAAAATCCATGAAAAATTATCAGCCGCTCTAGGTATTGAGCATGAGGTACCGCCCGTTGTCGTTCAGCCGGTGCAAGAAGTTGTTGTGCCCACTGAAAATCAGGTCGATCAAGAAGAAGACTATAGACTGGCCCGCAAGACCTTTCGCCAACTCATAAACAAAGGCAATGATGCTATCGAAGGCATCTCAGACTTAGCTAAAGAGAGTGAGTCTCCACGCGCCTACGAGGTGATGGCCACTCTGATGAAGACTGTGGCTGAGACGACCAAAGACCTCTATGCACTACAGAAGATGACAAAAGACCTTAAAGCTGAGGACAAAGCTCGCCCACAAGAAGAACAGCGCATCAATGTTGAGAAGGCCGTATTCGTCGGCTCTACTGCTGAACTGTTGAGACAGGTAAAAAATGAAAACCTTTAGTCAGTATCTAGAAGAGAGAAATCTAGAAAACAAAGCTAAGAAAGAAGTCTGGAAACAGTCTACTAATCCTAGAGCCTTTCGTGTTGATCCTGCGGGCCGCCCTGATCCATGGAAAAAAACTGCTTATGTGACAGATAAAGAAGGATCGTCACCTTTAAAATCAGGGCAAAAAGTACCATCCGGTTCTGAGGTGACCAAACCTGTGGCTTTTGCTACACCAAATAAACCAAATGCGCTGTATGCTTTTCCAAGAAAAAATAGCAGAGGTAAGATTCAACCAGCCATTTCAGTCAAAAGCCCAGGAGAAACTAAAGGTACTCTATATACAACAAAAAGTGGGATCAAAGGATTGGCCAGAAACAAACTAGAGATACACTCTTCTTCTGCAAAATCTTTTGATCCTATCGGTAAGCACATGAGCTATGATGATCCTGATGAAATTGCAACAACAAAAGAACCTACAGATACCAAGACAACACGAATAAAAAATGCTTCTGGATTTGTTGGATCTCAGTTCAATATCAAAAAGGTAGGTAGTAACAGACAGTTGAAAAAAGTACTAAAGAAAATAAAGAAGACATCTCCTGAAGGTACATCTATAACGGATCAGAGTTAATTATGGCGATTAAAGGTTATCAGAACAATCCTAATCTTCCTCGTGAAGACTACATTCACTCGTTTACTCAGTATGAAAAAGATGAGTTTATAAAGTGCGTCGATAATCCTATCTATTTTGCTACCAAGTACATGAAGATTGTCAACGTAGACCGTGGGCTTATGACATTCGAGATGTGGGATTTCCAGAAAGAAATGCTCTCTTCTTTCCATGATAACCGTTTCTCTATCTGTAAGCTACCTCGTCAGGTCGGTAAGACTACCACATCGGTAGCCTATCTGCTTCACTATATTTTATTCAATGAGATGGCGACTGTAGCCATTCTTGCTAACAAGTCTGCAACCGCTCGCGAAATCATGGGCCGTCTTCAGCTAGCCTTCGAATACCTACCACGATTCCTTCAGCAAGGTGTCAAGGAGTGGAACAAAGGTTCACTCGAACTAGCCAATGGTTCAAGATGCCTAGCTGACTCCACTTCAGGTTCATCTGTTCGTGGTAAAACTTTCAACATCATCTTTCTTGACGAGTTTGCGTTCGTGCCGAATAATATTGCTGAGGCCTTCTTCAACTCGACCTATCCTACCATTTCATCTGGTAATAGCACAAAGGTCATCATCGTATCCACACCAAACGGGTTGAACCTATTCTACAAGATGTGGACACAGGCTACCGAGAAGAAGTCTGACTATATTCCAATTGAAATCCACTGGTCGATGGTGCCTGGGCGTACTCAGGAGTGGAAAGAACAGATCATCCGTAATACATCTGAAGACCAATTCCGTCAAGAGTTCGAGTGTGAGTTCATTGGTTCTACCAATACACTCATTCATCCTACCAAGATTCGATCTCTGGTATTTCTGAATCCTGTTGAGCGAGTAGACGACCTGCATATCTATGAAAAAGCGGAACCAGGTAAGACCTATGTTCTAGTAGCTGACGTTGCAGAAGGGCAAGGGCTTGACTACTCCACATTCTCTGTCATCGATGTGTCACAGATACCTTATAGGCAAGTGGCTAAATATAAGAATAACAAGATATCACCTTTTCTATTTCCGACTGTCATATTCTCAGCAGCTAAACGATTCAACGAGGCCTTCATTCTCATCGAGATCAATAGTATCGGGCTTCAGGTTGCAGACATTCTCCACAATGAACTGGCCTATGAGAACCTTATCAAGGTTCGAAATGCTAAAGGTAAAGCTGGGCAGCAGGTCACACCAGGTTTCACCAAGCAGATGCAGTTTGGTCTAAAGACCTCGGTTCAAACCAAGAAAATTGGTTGTGCGAATCTTAAATCTCTTATCGAGAACGACAAACTAATAGTTAACGATGAAGACACGATCATGGAGCTAACAACCTTCTCAGCCAGCAAAGCTTCTTTTGCGGCCGAAGAAGGTAACAATGACGACCTTGTTATGACGCTTGTGAATTTTGGCTGGCTTTCAGCACAAAAATATTTCAAAGAGAGTGTCAATTCTGACATTCGTAGAACGCTACAAGAAGAACAACTTAGTATCATGGACAATGATATCGTACCTTTTGGTGCTATATCTGGCTATCAAGGATCAGCAAAGGAAGAATCTGAACTGATAGATGGTGACCTCTGGGTGACCGATAGGTCTAGTTTTACCATGGAGAACATGGAATTCGAGACCCTTTCGAACAAGCACAGACTGTAAATTGCTGTTTTTCTAAATAAACCAGAGAAAAGTAATCTTTTCATATAAAGGAG